TGCCTACTGGCTTCCTGTTCGAGGGTGTGCGTTGGTTCGAATCAACCAACCTGCCCGAGAAGTCCTTCACGGCAACCATCACTGACGCCTCCATTTCAGGCGCCGTGACCACTGCTGCTCCCATGCTGTTCTTCGGCCCTCAGGCTGTTGGCGTCGGCATCGGTGGCAACAACGCTCAGATTCTGCTGAACAACAACGACGACTTCAGTCGTTTCATCATCATGATCTGGAGCCTCTTCGCCGGTTTCGAAATCCTGAATAAGGACTTCGTCTCCGTCGCCTATTCCTTCGTCTATTGATAGGAGGTAAATAACTATGGCGAAGAAGATCTATCCCGGTAACTACGTCACCCACCTGAGTAGCTACCAGACGCAAGGTGTCGCTGCCATCCCTGGCCGCGTGTACTACCAACAGGTGGGCTATGCACTGGTGGATTCCACCGGTGGCACCTCCTTCGACGTGAAGATCGGCAGCCCCGACCTCCGCGGCGATGACAAGCCCCGTGCTGACATTGCAAGCCTGATCGTCCCTGCTGGCGCCAAGGTTTACAGCCTGGCCCTGCGTGTCCCCGACATGCGCAAGGACCTCGGCGCTGGCTCCGCTTCCTCTGGTCTCGTTGGTACTAACACCAACCGCCTGAAGGTTGCTGATGCTCTGGGCAACGACGACGCCATGAGCACCTCTGCTCTGGCTACCAACAGTGCCGATGTGGCCGTGGCTTCCACCACTGTCGCTCCTGTTGCCACCACCAAGAGTGTTGTCACCCCTGTCGTTCTGGCAGGTGCTGAGACTCTCAAGGTGTTTGTGACCACTTCAAACGGTACTTCTGCAGGTGCAACTCTCACCTCTACTACCGCTGGTGGTACTCCGATCATCGTTGAAGTTTGCTACTACCTCGATGACGAAGCTGCAGGGCTGGATGACATCCACCTGCCTTACGTGACTGAGTCCTGATAACAGCGATTTAATCACTATGATGAGGGCGTCAGAGTAGATGACGCCCTCTTTTTTTGTCACTCATGTCGCTATATCAGAACACCAAAAACGGGCAGATCGTTGAGTTTGTTGGTTATCACGACAAGGATTTCGCGATGACCAAAAACGCCAACGGTTCTGTGTCATACGTTGCCTTGGCAGACCTTGTTTCCTATGAGCCTGGGAAAGGTCGCACTGGCGAAGTGCCCGAGTCTCAGACCGCTGAGCCTGAGCAGGACGAAAACAAGATTCCCGAAACAGCAATCCCTGCGGATACGCGTTTGAACTTGAATGTCGCAACTGCTGAGGCAATTGCAAAGGCAATCAAAGGAATTGGCTATGCAACCGCCAAGAAGATTATCGAGCTGCGCATGAGCCTGCCCGGCGAGCGATTCAAGAACCTTGACCAACTTCGCAAGGTTGGACGGGTTGACTGGGATCAGATTATTGCAGAAGATCTGATCTATATCGGTTGATAATTATAGAATTAATGTAGGTCGCTTTACCAATAGTGGAACTGAACGACTACGACAAAAGCCGTTGCAGATTTCACCTGGGGTACAACACTGGGGCGAACCTGCCGGCTGGAGACATCGCTCGCCTCGAAGAGGCCATGGCGAAGATCCCTGATAGTTACTTCTTTTCGCAAGTTCAGGAGCACCTAGCTCGTTGCGATAAGGCGTATCGAGTCTCGCAGATCTTCAAGAGCGAAACGCAGCCGCAGCCGAGTCGGATTGAGCGGATCACTGGTGATACAGATCGAGCGATCTTTCAGTCGGATCCGCTTAAGGCTGATAAGGACTACAGAGAGATTTATCTCAGGGAAGTCGACCGCCTTGCAGAGACCTTGTATGTCGCTAACTACAGACGTGAGGACGTAAGGCGTTACGCCTTCGAGCGTTCAGGCGTCGAATTCATCATGGCTGTCCCAGGACCTGCGGATACAGCTGTTGGCACACGTATTGCCCAGGCCACGGGCTCAATCAACTGGAGGTAAGCATGGCTTTTCAATTGGGTCAATATGAATCCCCGCAAAAGCGTAAATATGCGGAGGAACTGGCTAAGGCTGATGCTCCCATGAATCAAGAAACCACTCTGAGGGGGCCACAAAACACTGAACCTTTGTATCTGGGTGAAAGCCTCGAAGCCTACAAAAATGTTCCTACGAAGCCAAGGTATAAGCCCGATCCAAAGGCAAGAGGTTTGGAAGGTTTCTTTGATTTTGTTGATTATCAATTGACTGGCAAGCAGCCACGTAGAGGTCCGGCAAATCTCCCGCCTGATTACGCAGCCAAAGAGCAAAAAGCGGGCAGGGAGGCGAACGAGTTCCGCCCCGGCGCTGGTTTTACGCAGATGGTCACCCCTCCTGAGCGTGCTCGCGAATCAGAAGTTCAGCGCATGGCCCAGCAGTACGGCGGCAACGAGATGCGCCTGGCACTGATGGACCAAGCACCTACTGATCAGAGGCTTGTCGATTACTACGGCGCACAGGCTCGCTCGGGTCAAGCGCTAGGTGATCAGATGGGTGAATACTTTGCCAACACCAAACGCTTTGGTGGTGACCGTGCGCTGGCCGATAAGTTCGTTCAGCAACACGCAGGTGTCGCCTTCCGTGAATACATCAAGGAAAATCCACAGGCAGTTGTCGGCGACGGACAAAAAGCAGCATTCTCTGCAATTCAGCCTGATGCCATCCAAGACACGATGGATGACTACGGTCTAAGCCGCAAACAAGCTATTCAACAGATTCAGCAAGGCGGGCCACAAGAAACTGAGGTTGCCGAGCCAGAGGGAGGCCGAATAAGGAACATCATTGACCCAAGCGGAATTGACCCAAGTGTCAACTTCGATCAGCCGCGAACGAATCGAGAGATGACGCAGCAGCTGGCATACAAAGGAGCTGTTCCGTATGACATTGCTCACGTTGCGCAAACAATGAAAACGGAAGTCCCTAACAATGCGGGACAGCCAATGAGTATCAATGCTGAAAAGCCAGTGATGGCCGCTTCGCCATTCACCAAGGCAAACAAGCAAACGTTTGATCTGCTGGGAGTTGAGAGCAGCTTTGGCGAAGACATGCTTGGCGAAGACCAAACCAAGCGACTTTTGCAGCGATTAGATTCTATTAAAAGGTCAGGTTCCTTCTTAGTTGACTAATGAATTTCAATAAGAAACCACGGGGACGCGAAGCAGGGTTTGTCCCGCTGGGGCAACACAAGAACCTGCGTCCTCGTCCCAAGAAAGACGTTAAGAACATTGAGCAGACAATGGGAATCGGGAAAGGCTACATGCCTAACAACCCCGATAACTTTGAGTCATTCACCGACGGTGACGCGATTGTTCACCGCGCCATGTATGGGACAGAGGTTCGAGTCAATTCTCCAACTCTTCCGCAACTAGGCAGGCCTGATCAGCAAGGCAGCGCACTCCAAGGCTCAGTCGTGAAGCCTAATGCTGACGTTCAAGCCAATAACATTGGATTTATGTCTCCGACGGCTCCTCCCATGGGAATGAGCACCGGAGTAGGCCTGATGGGATCAGGACCGCAAAGAAATGTTCCTATGGAGTAAACAGCGTTTTTGATAACATTTAATTAATTGAGGAAGGGCATTGGCGACCACTAGCTCAAATAAAATGCCGCTGCTGGTCGACCGGCCGTTGCATTCATTTGCATCCCTGGGCGGATCTGCGGGTTTAACAACAGCGAGTAACTTCAATACTCCAAACACAAACCTGACATTGCTTGTCGACTGCAGCGCAAATGATGGCGCAATCGTCGACAGCATTTCATTAATTTCCAATGAAGCAAGCTTGACTTCAGTCAAAGTCATCGCTTTTCTTAGTGTTGCACTGAGTTCTGCTGCAGTCACTCCACTGAATACGTTGGCGATTGGCTTTGCAACCGTCGGCTCTACTTTGGGCGAGAGAGTCAATATGACTTTGCCGGCTCTTTGCGTGCCTGTGCCAAATCTTGGCTCGCCAGCTGCAACAATGGCGGCCTATCCTTCTGAAACCGACAAAAAGAATACAGGCATCTATGTCCCATCTGGGGCAACACTTTTTGTTGGTAGTAGTGCAGCTATCACTTCTCCATCTACTTCAAGTCGCGTCAACGTCTTTGCCCAGGGAGGATTCTTCTAATGACGAGAGACTTGATGGAGATGGTCAGAGGTCAGACTGGCCTCACTGAGCAAGAGATCAATGATCTCGGCCGATCAATCAATATTCAACAATTTGATAAACCAGAGGAAGCTGAGCGGATCATTAAAGCTGCCGAAGCACAACTCCCAGGTAGCGTTGATCTATATCAAGATATCCGCAGTCAGACCGGCCTAAACTACGCGGAAATCGAGGATCTTGCTGGATCAATTAATATTCAGAATTTAGACAAACCTGGTGAAGTCACAAGGATTGTTGAGGCTCATAACACTGTTAATCCAACAGTGCCAAACCCGGATGATACTCCTACTCCTACTCCCACGCCTACTCCTACGTCTGTCCCGCAGAGCGATTACGATACGCTTCTACAACAATACCAAGACCTACAGGATAGTTACGCCCAAAATATTAGCAACGCAGTAAGCAGTGCAACTCAGGGCTTCGCAGACCAGATAAGTGGAATGCAGGACGATTTTACAAGTCAGTTACAAGAATATCAGGAAGAAATGGCAGCAAACCAACAGCTCTTCCAGAATCAATACCAAACATTGCAAACCAACTACGAGGATCAATTGCAAGCTCAAGAAACTGATTTCCTCGCTCAGTTGGATACCCGCAATCGGCAAGAAGCCGATGCTCAGCTTGCCGGTGTACGAGCTGGCTCATCCCAATCAGCTACATCGTCTACGCAAGGCCAAGCAGATTTGACGTCTGGTCAAACTCAAACTGCTGCTCAGGCTGACAGGCGTTCGGGGATGAATATTCAACCGAAAGTTGACGCGACTGACAGCGTTCTTAACCGTGATGGTCCCGTTGTGCAGCTTATTAACAGGGTGGCTCAGCGACGCCCCTCTGGCGGAGGCCGTTCACCGCTGGCGGGTGGCGGTGGAGCTAATTACTACGCCTCTCGATTTGGCTAATGACTAAGAGCCTTGGCCGAATGGACCGGGGCTTCAGCCTTGACTCGGTCAAGCGGAGTCTTGAACCGAAGGCTGCTGGCTTGTATCCAAGCAAGGGCAAAGGCCTGGGCGAGTACGGCACAGTCAAATTCCCGTCGATCCTTGAGGCCTACAACAGGGATTCGGACTTCAAGCGTTGGAAACTTGGAATGGATTACTACTTCGGTAGTGGTCGTACTTGGGGTGACTACCAAATCCTGAGTCTTGCCAGGTTTCTACCTGGGGCTGTGAGCGGCATATCAAGGGACATCGTCACCCTGTTTCCGAGCAAGACAAGTCCCGAAAAAGCCTGGTACACGGGTATTCGCACCAGGGGCAGCTTGATTCTGCCGCAGCCAATTCAGCTCAGCGATCTGACCTTAAACACTGCGCCAGCAGATGAGGCTGATCACACGTTGACCTATGACGTCAGCGGGATTTTGACGACTACTCAGGTAGCCGTATGGGGCAACTTTGTCGGCGATCAGTTCGAGGACACTGCTTCTGGTACGTCGTATCCAGATGACATCATCAGCAAACCAGCTGGCAGCATTGCTCTGACGCTGATTGCTGTAAGCCCAGGGGCGATGACCCTGACCTTTGCGCTGTCGAAGGCTTACACGCGTATTGAAAAGAATGGTCGGATCTACTGGGACAAGGTTAAGTACGACAGGGATGACCCAGCGATTTGGAACACAAGCGGCTCCAGACACTTGTGTTCATCGCACAAATTCTTTTGCTGCTGCCCTGACCACCTGGGCGGTGCTATCGCAAACCTCGACAAGCCAGATGGCAAGGCTTACACGCTTGACACGTTCCCCCTGCCAAACGCCAACAGGTCGGTCAACTCTGCCTGGGAGCGACAAGGTGTTGGCTATTACCGGCAATGGCGTTCTTTGTCAGAGCGAATTGAAGAGCGCAAGGAGTGCAAACACATCCATGCATTGCGCTGGCAGTGCGGCATCCCCTGGCATGAGCCGAGTGACTACCCGACGATGAGTGACCCAAGCTCGCCTGCTCTTGGCACCGTTACTGAGACTTCATATACGGACGAGGATATTCGTGAGTACTTCAGAAATAGGCTGCTTAGCTTCGACCGCTATGCCATGACGTTGGCCGAGGTTGTTGGACTGACCATCTTCCCTGGTGGAGATGTTCGAGAAAACATCAGGCCCAGCTCGTTGCCAATGCTATGGAATGACAGCGAGCAACCCCTGGTTTCGTGGTGCAGGAATAACGACTGGTGGGTTGAACGAGGAACTCAGAATGTGCGGATATTCAATGCAGCCGCTAATGAGTTCAGAGAGACAATTACCGTCGGTGGAGTCGATTACCCAGTCTTTGAGACAGTGCAGTCAACTAATCCTTTGGCACCAGTAATTGTCCCATAATTGAGAGATAGAATAGCTAAGGAAGGATTATTTAGCCGTGACAACAGAGCCTCTTAATCCTTCGGTTGCTAACGACTACAGCAAACGATATGCCGAGAACACCTCGGGAATCATTGCTGCGATTGTTGCCTGCATTGTTGCTCAAGGAGGGAGTGTGGCTTCATACCCTGCAAACACCGGCGGGGTCATTAAGGCCTTGCTGGACCTGAAGACTGCTATCGGTTCCGGTGGCGGTGGCGGCGG